ACTTCCCTCATGCGCTGGACATGTTGAGTATACATTATTGTTGAATACTTCGCACTCCATACCTAGCTTCTTGAAAACAGTTTCAGCTTCTTTATTGAGCTTCTTCTTCAGTTGCTTCAAGTTCATTTTTGATTTTGTCCATATCGCTTGAGTCAATTAGGCCCGTATCTCCAACTGGAGCATTTTTGAATTCATTTCTTGTTTTGAGTTCTACTAATTTTGCATGAGATCCAATCATTTGCATATTGATGTAATCACCATCGTCCATCCCAGCGCCATGTCTTGAAACAATAGGTACAAGTTTTCTATTTCCTGCATTTGGGCCATCTTCAGCAAGTTCTTCTGGTGATTTAGCTTTGAATATACTGAAAGAAGTACAAAGCCAAATTAGTCTATCTGAACCACTTACAGCGTCTGTGCTTTCCTTTGTTATACCATCTCTGTTTAATTGCACGAAGGATAGACAAGGTATGTCTAGCTTAACGCATAAATTATGAAGAGAGGTAATTTGAAATCCCAACGCTTGATATTCCTGTATATTGTTTGTAATAGATGACGATGACATCAACTTTAAATAATCGTAGATGATCAAGCATTCATTAGTTTTACCTGTTTCATCTGTCTTTACTTCTTGTACTATCCACCTCTTAATAATGTTAAGAATTTGTTCAAACGGCTTTCCCGCAACACTAACATAGCTATATGGTATAGAGCCTAACTTCTCTACTGCCTCTCTGACTTTTTTATCTTTATCTGGATCGTCTACAAATTTGCCAGTAGATACTTCATTTATAGGAGTGCCACTAATATTTGCAATAAGTCTATTAAGATGGTCCTCTTTCGACATTTCTGTGTCTAGAACTAGTACGGGAATTCCCAAGGAAGACACATTAAGGGCAACGTTATCTGCAAATACTGACTTACCAACTTTTGGTCTTGCTGAAACAAGGTCCACGCATTTTCGTCGCAAACCGCCACCAATGGCTTCGTCGTATTTTGAGAACCCAGTGGGTATGCCAATAATATCACATTTGTTTTCTGATAAGAATTCGACATAATCCTCTACTCCTTCTCCAATTTTTTCTGGATTTTCGCCGCCATCATCTTCTCTTAGAAAGTCTGTAACAGGATTTTCTAGAATCCCTATGATATCATCAATACTTTCAGTGCCAGTAACTTTATCAACATCATGATGTATTTTAAGTGTTAGATTTTTTATCTTTCTAGCAAATTCAAATTTCTTTATCTGAGCGGCAAAGCTTAATACGTTATCTTTATTAACAGAGAAATTCTGTAGGTTGTTAATGTATGATAGTTCTTGTTTTGTATTGATTACGTCAATGACATTCAGAGACTTTGCTGCTGCCAATATAGATGGTATATCTACACTGTTGCCACTCTCAATAATTAAACGAAGACATTTATATAGTACTTGGTTATTAGCATTTACAAATGTATCATCGCTGATAATATCTGATATCATTACATAGCAGTCTATCCCATGCTGCATTAAGCCAGCTAGGACTGCTCTTTCTGCACCAATATCACTTAATTGTTCAGACATTAACCAGTACACCTATCACATCTATAGAACTCTCCATAAACAAGGTTGGCATGAACTTCTTGCTTCTTTCCACAAACATGGCACACGACACTTTTCTTTTTTGGCGGTTTTCTATTTCGTGGCGTCCTCATTGTGTTTGGCGTTTTGATATCTTTATGATCGTTACCATTATCAACCCATTGGTTTTGGGAAGCTTGGACTTTTTCTCGTCTACCGTTTTGCTTCATGGTATTAATTTTACTTCGCTTCATGGTGAAATCGTTTGGCATTTCTGGCACTTCTTCTTCTGGTTCCTGTGTAGCAAAATTTTCTGACGCCTCATTCTTATTTTCACTTGCTCCCAAAGCTTTCATTAGAGCAGCTTTTTGCTCATCAGTTAAAGTATCAACAAAATCTTTCATGCTCATAATCTCTTACCTTTCTCTGTTAGTATATCTGCTTTACGCTTGAGTTCATAAACCTTGCCGTCAAGCTCTTGTATTCTAGCACCAGCTATTTGTCTGTACCCATCTATGACATTAGCATATTCATTATTCACTACGATAAGTTGCATTTTGGCTTCATGCTTTGTGTACGGGCTAAATTCATCGTTGTGTTTTGCCACCAATTTCTGTAGCTGGTCGTGGCATAGGTCGTGTACAACTTTCTGCCTATTAATTTGGTCTTGGATATAAGAGGCATAGCCATACAGCATGTATGCAGCGTCAAATAATTCTTCTTGATTTAGCTGCTTCATCTTTTCTTGCGACATGTCCGCATATAGCAAGAACTCTTCATGAAAGCTGGCGAACTTGGTATTTGTTTCGTTAAAGAACTCGTCTAGCTTTGCAACAAAATCTTCAATGGTTTCTTTAGCTGTTTTCAATTTGTTCTCTCCACTGCTCATCTGTATCAGAATATTTCAACACTACAAGGTCAACCTTGTTCAATTCGCACCACTCTATTTTATCCTCATCCTTGGCTTTTGCCAACACAAAATCTGCTTTGCTCTTGTGGAAAAATGGACAGAACTCATAGTGCTGCTGTCCATGAACTTCTACTGCTAGTTTAATTTGGGGGATCAAAAAATCTAGGAAAAGCACACCCTTGCGGTGTGAAGGTGTACTTCCGGGGAGTTTGACTTCCTCCAGAATCCGGTATGAATGAAAGATCTCTTTCAGTAACTCTCTTGCTCTCAGGTGAAACTTCGATCTCTTTCTTGTGTCGTTTGCGGCAACCGAATACCCTTCTAAATTCCAAACGTATTCTCTGCCATTTAAACCTGTAACTTTCATTGAAAACCTCTGTAATAATTTTAGCAAGCAAAACACCTGCGCATATTTTAAAGATATCTATCATGTGTTTATTGGACGCCATTTTTCATTATTATACCATATCTTTTGAAGATCCTTATTGTTTTTGAGTTTGTTGTAAGCAGATGTTAGATATTTACTGATTTCATGTTCTTCTTGTTTTTTTGCAGTATGCTTACTCCATTTAATTTTATTTTCTATTTTGAAATCTATGTTAAGATCGCTAAATATTTTTTCTGGATGTATATTAAGAATGGAGTTAAAATCCACAAGCACGAAATGATTGAACGTTTCTTTGAATGTGAGAAAATTATTTTCTAAAGCCGCCCATGTCGTGCCTTGTATCGCTAAGAATATCGAGTAAGGTAAATCTTTTGGTATTACACCTCCTCTCCAGTGTTTATATAGACTAAACATCGCTTCATTATATGTCCTAACCATTCCTATAAACAGAGTGTCTGGTGATGCTTTCTGTAGATTAGCTAATTGACGCCATGATGGGTCAAATGCAATCATTGGATTTTTAAGCACCTTATAGTCATATGTTTCTTCTGGGTTTATAATACCATTATATTCATTTAAACCGGGTGCTATATTGCTAAAATTCCCTTTCATTAAAGATCTAAGCAAATGTGTTGTTCCAGTTTTTGGTGGCCCAATTATGCAGACGGTTTTATATTTCATATTATGAGTTCACAATCTTTTTGAGTTTCTTTTCTGCGTTACGAATTGTCTTCTTAACATACTCTGCTAATTCGTAGTCTTTTTTGTAAACCTGTAACTTTCATTTATGATTCCTGTAATTAATTTGGCTAACAATATGCCAGCACATCTTTTTAAGATGTCTATCATGAGTTGATTTTAGTTGTGTACGAATAGAATTTGTGGTATCTTATATCTCTCATTACATAGAGGTAAGCATTCTTCAAAATAATCCCAATCTGCTGGCATGTATCTTCTAGAATTAAATCCTATTTTTCTTGCTATCTCTGTTCTGATTGCAGCGCAGCCCATATCTATGCACATGTATTTTAGTTTTGCATTTAATAAACCATACGGAACTTGTCTATCAAAATTTGGATTGATGTGATTATGCACACAGTCCCAGTAGACAAAATCTTCTTCGCGTTTATTTATTTCGCTAATCCAAGTTGGAACATAGTAATTGTCGGTATTAGTAATTATTGTGTAGTATGAATCAAAAATAGGATTTTTAAGAGCATAATCTCTGGAAGCATGTCCAGCATTACCATACCACTTGTCTGTTGAGGATATAAATACTCTATCGTCTTTTATGTTATTAACAACTGATAAAACGTTGTTGTATTTTTCTCCACCTCCATCATGAATTATTCGTAACTTCCAGTTGCTTGCTGTTTGACATTTCATCATGTACACAAAACACGCTACTTGTTCTGGGTTGTCATAAGACACAGCTATAACTTCTATTGTTTTCATATTATTCGTTAACAATCTTCTTTAGTTTCTTTTCTGCGTTACGGATAGTCTTTTTGACATATTCTGTAAGTTCATAGTCTTTCTTGTATACCTGTAAGGCATCGAGTATTCTCCAAGCTTCTGTCTTTGTTATGTCTATCTGTGCCATTAAAATAGTTCCTTAATTTGTTGGTATATGAATTCTGACACGCTAGGGTTTTCATTTAAAAACTCTAAGGTGTTATTAGCGCCCTGAAATTTAAAAAACCTTTCGATATCTTCTGGCTTGTCAGACACGTTGTTGTCTTGAAGGATCTTTTTAACAGATGGATGTTCAAGATTGTCAATAGCACACTGAATAGTGTACCAAGCCCCAGCGGTCTTGATTAATCTAAACTCACAAGCGATCTGTACAACTTCTTGAGTTTCATCAATACCAACTCCGTAGCGTATCCAGCTTTCTGCTGTGCTGTTTGGTAAGCCACCAGCACAAGATGTTTTGATAGACCAGTTGGCAATCTGACCTACGTGCGGACCAGTATCTTTTGGTACTTGCCATCTCCCACGATGTGTAATTACCATATTAGTTCCAGCTTGGTATTGCAACATATTACCACAGTCTGCCATCTTTGATGGTGAATACGGCGAACCGCCAGTATTAGCAATATTGTGCGTAATACATGTCAGTATAATTTTATTCTTCATTAATGTACCACTGATACGTTTGAAGAACATAGAAAGCAACCGTGGCAATGCGTTGCGAACACCAGTTCTAACTTCACCTTCTAGTTCGCACGATGGAACCATATTAGAAAGCGAGTCAGCAATAATTAAACATCCGGGATCATTGTTGATGTAGTATTCAATGATGTTGAGAAAGTCTTCTGCTGACAATATTTTATCGTCAGTAGATTCTACAATAAGTATATTATCTGATTGTAACCCTTTAATTCCATCAAAGTTTTGTCGTGATAATCTGCCTTCTGTATTTACATAGATTACACGTTTGCCCATAGCTTGACACTTCGCAGCAAAATGAAGGGCGGTTGTTGTCTTTCCAGATTTTGGATCTCCGGTCATTACTACAACACTTCCCTCCCGTAAACCGCCACCCAAGGCAATGTCTAGAGCCGGTGAAACGCCTATGACTTGAAGACTATTAATAGCTTCTAGCACTTCTGTTCCACTTCTAACGACATCTCCGTATTTGCTGACAATTGAATTGCTAACAGCGTCACTGTCAAATTTGCTAGATACCTTCTTCTTTACCTTACTCATAAATTCCTCAGTTTGTTAATCATGCTTTTCTTATCAGATACGTACTGTGTTTTTCTTGTTGACACTTCTTTTTTTTCTTCAACTATGTTAACATCAATCTCTGGTTTGATTTTCTCTTTCTTTGCCTCTTTATTGTAGCACTCTACCGCTTTCACCGCAACCTGATTGTACTTCCAGCCCCTTGGTCCATAGCACTTCAGACCTATGTGGTATATTTTATCGAAGTGCTGAGACTTGATAGCTTCAATGATGATTTTTTCATCAAACTTTTTCGCAAGAGATCTTACGGCCTTCATATTTCTCATGAAAGCGTCGTGATATTTATCTCCAGCTGTCCAAAACTTATAAGATGGCTTATCCATCTTAAATGTTTCAGTCCATCTTAGAATGAGATACTCTGCAACGTAAGCTTCAAATGTGCAATACTCACCAGTATGAATGTGCTTGTACTTATATTTTTCAGACCATTCTTTTTGGTGCTTTTTATTGAACAGTTTCGGTTTCTTGGTCATAAATCAACAGCGCTTCCTGAATAACGTCTTCAACATTGTCTTCTAATTGCAAATCTGGCGTTAGGTCAGGAGATGTGTACAGTGTTCTATGAACAATACCATCTTTTACAAAACCTAAACTAAAACAGTGTATCGTCTTTCCACCCATAGACCCTTTAGCGGTTTGGCTGATATAGACACCTTCAGATCCATCCACTGGATATTCTACTGTATGTGTTCTAAACTTCAAGCCCAGATTCTTCAATCTTATCTTTTTTTCTTTTAGGTACTTTACCGCATCTGGCCAATCAGCAAAGTTCTGAAGATATATTTCTTGTCCATTTTCTGGATACAATAATATCCAAACTTTTCTTCTATCTTCTTCTTTGAGAGTTTTGTATTTAGCTACAAAAGCTTCTTTACCAAAATATCCATTCATTTTATTTTTGTCACACACTTGTTTTCTTTGTTGTTGTAACTTTTTCTTCTAGCATCCGATAACGTAGAAGCATTTTCAGTCATAACTGTAGATCCTTTGTGGTAAGCAAACTGATCTCCAGCTGTTAATCTATTCGGATTTTTGTCTGTGTGTGTTTTTTTAATGTAGTTCTCTACAGAGGTCATAGTTCTGTTTAGATCTTCTGCCATTTGTGCCACTTCTAAATCTCTATAATGACCATCAATATAGTAGCACTCAACTTTGCTTAATGGTCCTTTTTTAGTTTTAGCCATTTAAAAAATTCCTTAGCGTTAAAGTAAAATGCAAAGAGTTTCTAGTATTAAGATATTTAGTGTAACACTGAAACGCATCTTTGTTTGTTTGTCTTAGTTTCAATGATAGCGTTTTCTCTCTTGTGCTATCTGCACCGTATGGATCATAAGGATAGTTGTTATGGGTCAATATATAGTAGTTACTACCCTTTTCAAGACCGTCAATGGATTTAGCAAAGACATTCACTTCTTCTTCAGTAGCAACGCCCTTCTTGTTGTATAATGTTACGTTCATTTTTTACCTGTCATTATGTATTTTCGTTTTTGTTCAGCAGACATATTGTTGATGGCTTGTCTTTCTGATCTTTTCTGTGAAGCTTCAGACTTGTCTTTATTTTGTGCTTCAATTTCAGACCTTTTGTAGCTCCCCATATTAGACCAATTTTTATCTGCAATTTGTCCTATGGTCTTAGCGTCTTTCACGAAAGCACCAAGCCCACCATATGGTACTCGTTCTAGAGTATTTTGACCACATGATGGGCATTTTTTTAGTGCTTCATCATGAATAGATTGTTTAACATCCTCAAGTATCTCGCCACAATTGTGGCATCCATAATCATATAGCATTACTTCTCCAGTGCATACAGTACTGCTCCTATAATACCGTTCCTCTGTATATCATGATACTCCAATTTGGAGATTCCGACACCCTGAACATTAGATAATCTTTCAATACAGTAATCTAATCCACTATATTTATAGATATCTGTCTGCTTGTTGTCTCCATTGATTAATACTTTAGAATGATTTCCCATTCTCGTTATGAACATTTTTATCTGCTCAAGTGTACAGTTCTGGGCCTCATCTAAAATCATGTAGGATTCATGAAATGTAGATCCTCGCATTGTCTCTAATGGCTCAAAACGAATTCTGCGTTGATTAAAATAATAACCAAACTTATCTCGACCAAGAAAGTACTTTAAATTTTCTTCCATTGGTTGTAAGTATGGTTTTATTTTTTCATTCAGTTCTCCCGGTAAAGATCCAAGATCTCGCCCAGTACAAACCAAAGGTCTCGTAACAATGATGGTATCAATTTCATCTTTAAGGATTTTCTGAGAAGCTATACCGGCAGCAATAAAAGATTTACCACTACCAGAAGGTCCAGTGCAAAACACTACGTCGTTTTCTATGATGGAGCGTATATAGTTTTTTTGGTTTTCAGTCTTTGCCTCCAAGGTATTTGGTTTTGGTTTTTTCTGTTCTTGACGCTTTTTTCTGTTGTTGTTATTTACCTGTGCTGCCAAAGCCGTTACTCCCTCGTTGTGAGGAACCTAATGTTTCTCTTAACTGTAAAGAGATTACAGGAACCTCTTGGAATATCATCTGCGCGATTCTATCCCCACGTTTTATCTCTACATCATCATCTGATGTGTTGTATAAACAAACCATGATCTCTCCTCTGTAACCAGCGTCTACAACGCCAGCTAACACATCTATACCTTGTTTTACGGATAAGCCAGATCGTGGCCAAATGAGGCCAGCTAAATTATCTGGCATTTCTAGTGATATACCTGTTTTTATTACTGTTCTTTGTTTTGCGAATACCCAAGCGTCTTCATCTGCATATAAGTCAAATCCTGCATCATTTGAGTTTGCTTTGTGTGGTGCTTTTGCTGTCTCTGTTAAAAACTTATATCCAACGTTCATAATATTGCACTCCTATTAGCAATTTTTCTACATAATTCAATAAAATAATCTTGATCTAACTTGTTCTTCATGATGTGTTATGTAATTTCACACGCGCCACCTGCACAGCTTAATTCTTGTACTGGGTTCACGTTGTTTTCCTCTTCAATAACTTGGGTGTAATCTACTTCTTTGTATTCTCTATTCATGTCTAGCCAATCTTTCCAGTTATAAACATCTTTCATGCAGTATGTTAATAACTTAAGATCGCCATTCATGTACTTATCTGCAAATCTTTGACACCTTTCTTTGTATTCTTTTTTCTCAGTGCCTTTAATTTTTTGACCAACACCTAAGAGGCTATCGCAAGCTGCCCAAAGATTATCTTCATAAAGTGATAATCCAACTTCAATTAATCCGCTTACGAATACTGCCGCATCTCCATAATGTTGTATCTGCTCACTAGGTAAATACACGGTTGTAAATGGGGCTTGTGCGTAATCTTTATCGCCAGCGATGGGCAGTAAAGAAACACCGCAGAAATACTGTCTATTCTTGTAAATAAAATCTGTAACAGCATCCCATTCGTCAGGCTTAACATTAATAGTATTAGACACGTTGTGTGTTAGCCATTTCTGCGTACACTGTTCTGGGTTTGTTCCATTCATAACCCAGTTTTGTTGTGTGCTTTTCACGTATTCCAATAGTCCGATTGCATCTACTTGGTTCTTGGTCTTGGAGCCGTCTGGAACCTCTACGCAAAACGCTACAACGTCATCAGAGTCGTTATTAGACCATACGGACTCCGCACAGGCTCTAGGATTAATGGTTTTAAAATACTGGTATATTGGTTCCATTTTATTAGCTTGGACCCTACGGATGTATCTCTTGGCGTGATGAGGATGAATCCCAGAGGATGTACCAAGAATACAGCTAGATGTGCCTTCTGGCTTAACACAGGTAGTGCGGGCAGCTTTATTAATACCAATTAATTTAGCTATTGTCTCGTTGGTTTTCTTTACTATTTCCGCACCCTTCTTTTGGATTTTTGGGTCAAGACAGATTTCGTGCTGT